CAGGGGTTTTCTTTTCCGCATTGTCAGAAGTAATGCGAAAAACCTTCCCATCGGTCAATCTTTTGATAACCGAATGAAAAGGCAAATGAACATCACGGGAAACGGTGACGGTATAAGCACTCACGGTTCCGGCGGCTTCTGCAATTCTTGCTTCCGTGGAAGTATCACGCACAATAGCCGCCGAAAAGGTTTCACCCTCTGCCCATTCCGTTATCCAACCACCAGAGCCATCGGGGGTTTTCGTGGGAGTCATAAACACGCAGGGTGTTTTATAGCAATCAACAAGTGCCATTGCATCCCCTCCAACGCTGTGTGGGCTTCACGGGGGCGTTTTCTTTTATCTTGCGCCATTGGTTTAACTCTGCACGAAAAGCCGTCTGCCAAGTCACAGCACCGCCCGTGGCGGCATCTGTTGCCTTTGAATAGCTGTAACCACCAAAAGACTCGGAAGCCAACGGGCTGTGGGATGCTTCGCCGTTCTTCTTCTGCCATTCTGCTATATTATCTGCCAAGTCAATGACAGCTTTCGGAACAGCCAACGCCCAAACAGTGCCGGTAAATGTTTCATCGGTCAGCTTGTCTTCGCCGTATTTGTGTAAGCCATCATTAAAGATGCTTCCGCAAATGCGATAATACTGACCGTTCTGCAAGAAAGGCAAGTTCAAAGTGCCGTTTTCGATTGTGTAAGTCCCACTATGCACGCCATCGGGAACGAGAAACCAGTTTTTCAAGTGTGAAAGTACATTTTCAAGCACGGCGGCACCTCCTTATTTCTGCGCTGTCTTTCGCTTTTTAGGCTTGGGAGAAGGCGACTCGGTGGGAGCCGCCTTGATTTTCCAGCCTGCTTTTAGAAATACTTCTAAATCTTCATCCTTGACGGTATGAACGCACCCATTGGGATGCTCCATTACCACCATGATTAAGCACGGGTGTCAGCTACGACAGAGATAAGGTTCTGGTCGAGAAGCTTGACACCGCAAATCATATCAATAGAAACGGTATCCTTCTTGGTGTTCATGTCATAGCCATAAACAACACGGAGACCGAAGCCGTCATAGTTTACGATAGCTGCCTTTGCTGCGCCTTGGGGAAGAGCAAGAGGACGGGTAACAAGAGCCATTGCGTTCTTGTGGAATGCGATGGAAGGAACATAACCTTCGTTAGCGGCAATGTTCTGGTCAACGTAGCAGTCCATACCGAACTTGCGACCAAGGGAAGCTTCACGAAGTGCGGTGCCTTCATCGCCTACCTTGTCAGCGGAAACAAAGAGTTCGCTGTTGAGAAGGTCAGCTTCTGCGGTTGCGCCAACTACGAAGCGGCGGTCTGCAAGAGGAGCCGCATTCTGGGTAAGGTACTTGCGAGCTTCGATAACGTCCTTGGGAGCGATTACGCCTTCAGCGTGTGCAACACGGTTGGTAGCAGAAGCTTCAAGACCGATGAGGTACTTGTCAACCTTGTCTGCAAATGCCTGCATAGCGGGAACAAGGAACTGCTTGGAGAAGTCAGCGATATCAAGTGCCATCTCCTTGGAAGTAACCGCAAAGGAAACATCAAGGTGCTTGTCAATAGTGACAGCAACACCGGTCTCGGTTGCATCCTGAACGGTGATTTTATCGCCGCCAAACTCGTTTGCAACGAAGGTTGCGGGCTTGCGGATGGTGATAGTGTCACCAACTGCGGCGAAATCGTCAGAATAGTCACGGTGAACGAGGTTTGCCATTACTGCGTTGTTACGAAGCACCATAAGAGCTTCACGTGCGATAACATCGGGGGTAAGAATAGTGTTAGCCATTTTGTTTAACTCCTTTTTAGGTTAAAAATTATTTTTTGTTGCGCTCTTTGATATATTCTTCCATTGATAAAGAGCCTAAATCCTTGGAAGCTCCCGTGTTGTTTGCGGGAGGTGTGTTCGTGTTTGCGCCACTGGTGTTGCTGGATTCAATAAAATCCGCCCAGTCGGCTTTCACGGTCTCGGTAAGCTTATCCGCATCCTTGACCTTATCCCCATCTAACTCCACCGAATTAAGGTCGGTAACCTTTAGGATGGCAGGGATGCGTTTTTCGCTTACTCCGGCGGCTTTCAGCAATTCACGATAGGCGTTTTCCTTCGCCTTTTTCGTTTCCTTGGCTGTCTGCTCGTTTTTGAAGTCTTCAAAGGCTTTCTTTTCCTTTTCGTACTTCTCTTTATAGCCGCCATCTCCGGCGGCTTTCAAATCGTCCAGTTCCTTTTGAACGCCGGGGAGCTTTTTTGCATCGCCTTCATACTTGGCGATGTCAGCCTTCAGCCCGTCCACCGTATCGGTGTGAGCTTCGATGATGGTATCAACTTGCTCGTCAGTCAAGCCCATACCTTTTAAAAGTTTTCGTGTAAGTGCCATTTGTCTATCTTCCTTTCCTTTGTCCCCGTTTCTTCGGGGCGATAGTGATATAAAAACGGACACCCCGTTGCTTTGGAATGCCCGATTTTAACATTATTTCTTTAGTTCATCTTTGAAGATGTTTTTATATGTGCCTTGGTGGTCGGCGACAGCCGGTTTTAAAAAGGGCTTTGGCTTCTGTGGTTTGCCTATGTGATACTTTCCATCATCGCCCATATAAACCCACTTGTCTTTCGGTGTGCCGCCGCCCGTGCTTGAATAAACACCCGTGCCGAATTCAACATAGGGCGCATATTCAACATTGGTGCCGATATACGCCGCCGGTTCTGAATCAACCACCTTATGTGAAATTCGGTTTCGTAAGTTTCCGGTATCAACGGGAACAAGGTCTTTTGCATATCCCTCAGCTTGATTGCCGCACCGTTCCAACGCTCTTTCGCACGCTTCGTTAAAAGCTTCCAACACTTCATCGGAATAATCGTTGAATGTAACGGGCATTTGCTTCACCTCCAAAATTGGCATAGAAAAAAGCAACCGTTTCCGAAATGGAAATAGTTGCTTCGTTATCTGTCTTTGAAAAAGTCCGCCCAAAACGGGTTTTCCTTGTCAAATATCTTCTTTTGTTCTGCGGTCAGTTTTTGCGGGTAGTCCGCAAACATATTGAAGAACGTTTTCTTATCGAATGTAAAAACAAATTCGCCTTTTGTTTCGTCTTCGTTATCCACCCACCAAATCTTGTCGGTCGGGTTATTCTTGTACAATTTATTTGATTGTGCCATCTTTGCCCTTCCTTTGTGCTTTTGGTTCGGTGTTTAGGAATCCCAACAAACTGCGGAAATCGTCATTTGCTGTAAAGTCACTTTCGGTCAAGTCAAGCATAAAATCTTGATATGCCGAATTGGTCGCCCTTTGTGTGCAACCGAAGCGGGTTTTCAGCGTATAACGTGGATTGCCGTTAAAGTCCGTCCAGCCGGAACGGTACTTTGATTGCAATTCAAGATACTGCAATACGCCAGCGTTCTTTCTGACAATGGCGGCGTGTCTGCCGACAGCAAGGTAATATTCTTTGCCTTCCTCGCACATCTTCAACAACCTATTGCCAACAGTAAGCGAACATGCGCCCTGTGCTTGCAATGCTTTCATTCCGTTCATTTCTGACAACGATTTCAAGAAAGACGAACCGGCAAACATTCTGCGGCTTTCGCCATCTCTAAAGTCGAGAACATTCCAGCCTTGTTTCTGCCCGATATACGCAAGACCGACAGAAGCACAAGACCCTTTCGTCATATCACCGCCGGACAGAGCTTCAATGATTTCGTTTTCTGTCAGCTTCGTTGCGTGACTCTTAACGGGGTTGTATTCAACATCAAACGCATTTAAGCCGGCTAAAAGTCGGTTGTAATTTGCATCGCTTGACTTCTGCGGTGTGGTTATGATATTGTCCGCCGATATTATACCACCGTTTCCAGAATTTGCAACACCCTTTTTCCACTGTTCCCATTCGGAATAGGTCATTTCGTTTACAACTTCCCATTCACCTTCTGCGTTTCTAACACGCATCTGACGTGGTTCAGCTTCGATACCGTCTTTTTCAACGGTTCGGGTGGTGCATCTGCAATTGTAAATGTTCCAACCGTGTGCGCCTAAAGATTTGTCGCCGGGAAACATCATCTTTTCACCGTCCACGATGAACGGTGTTTTCGTTCCCTCAACAATCTGTCTGTCTGCCATAGCGTGTCCGGTACGGGTTCGTGCATCCTTGGTACACATCCACTGTCTGCGGATTTTTATGCCCATATTTTCGGCAGCTCTCCAACAGTCTAACCGCCCTGCATTTTCTGCCGTTGTTACGCCCGTTCTCGCCGCTCTCACGGCACTTTCACGGTTCATAGATGTAATACCTTGCATCAACTCGTTTGCAATTTTACCGGGCGATATGCCCCTTATAATGCCACTCGTGACACGCTTTGTTATTTGGTCTTTGCCATAGGCTAAATCAATCCCCCGATTCAATGCCCTATTGGGAGGATAATAGGGCATCAAGTCGGGTTCTTCGACCAACAATCGCTTTACTGTGGATTCATCCCATAAGGTGAAATCACAGCTTCCGACAGTTTTTTCAATCGTATACGCTTCATAATTACGGTTCAAAGAGTAAATGGACGGTGTTAAATCGTTCACATAGGCGTTTGTAACCTCATTCGCCTTGGTGTAACGTTCTGCCACCTTGTCCCGCAAATCCTCAAACCGTTGCCCTCTGCCCATTTGGGTGCTACGCCATTTAATATAATCGGCGTTGCTCATTTCTCCGGCATCAACAAGGTCTTTCATTTCCTTATCACGCACTTTGAATTTCGCAAAGTATTCATTGACCTCTTTTGTCAATTCCTTTTCAGCTTCCTTGTATACCTTTGCTATGCGCTTTTCAAGGGCTTCAAGCTCTTTGTCCGTCCATTTGTCGGGCGTATAACTCATTCATCCTCACCGCCGTTATCGTCCGTTGTGGGCGGTTCTACGGGTTCTGTTGGGGGTTCTGTGAATCTGTTCATTGTTTCGTTGCCCATTTCCTTTATACGGTCGTCAATTTCTTCCGGTGTAAGGAACGGGAGCTTTCTCAATGTCAGTTCATCGCCCAAATAAGCCGCCGCAGAAATAACCATGTTCGTTTCCTCGGTCTGATTTGCGATTCGGTTATAATGGAATGTCGGTTCATCGTCAATACCAGCCAAAGCAAGTATGCCGTGAATAGCTTCAATCAAAAAGTATTCAAAATCGCCGCACTTATCGTCCATAGGCTGATATGCTGCACGAATTTCCGTTGCGGTCTTTGCCGATGCGGAGAGGGCTTCAACGTTTACAATCTGGAAGTCCTTATATAAATCCTTTTCCAACAAGGAAAGCATCTTTTCCCTTGCTTCTGTGGGGATTTCAAACGTGTGCGGTATTGCCTTTACGCCATCGTCCATTGTGGCGGCTTTGATTGTGCGCATCCGTTCACGGAATTTCGCCAAATCAACATCATCCATACCGCCGGAATTCTCCAAAGCCCAATAAAATCCGCTTGTATCGTCAATATCGTTTGCAAGTCCGCTCTTTATGTAGTCATAGCAGTCGATTGTTTCTCTATTGCCTTCAAGTTCAGACTCGTGCAAATCGTTCGCATAAAGCGGAACGATGGGGAACGAAGAATAGTTTTCGTCTATAATACGGCTGATACCGTCCGCCTTTGTGGAAACTGTTGTCTTTTTGTAGGCTCTCTTTTCCTCAACAACGAAAAGTTTATCATCAACCTTTTTGTAATCTGTGTAACCGTCAACCTCGTACAATGTCGCACGGGTGGTCTTTTCATCGGGATGCCAATAACGAACACCAGCCATCAATGCGCCCGTTTCTTCGTCATACAACGGAGCAAAGCCGGGGTCTGTGGGTGTATCGGCAAAGCTAAACACTTCCACGTGGTCATTGTTCCAGAACAGAAAAGATACACTATCAATCATCGCCTTTTTAGCGGCTTTCTGGATTTGTGTATCAAATTTCCGCCCAAGCTTTTCTTTTGTGGTTTCCTCTTGGAACGTTACACCGTTTGCCAATACATACTGCGCTTGCTGTGTAACAAAACGGCGGAAAAAGTGTGTACGCAGTTTATAATTCGCACTCCACATATCCGGAACCGCTTGACCGTGCATATTATACAGCACCTTTTGGAACGCCATTATTGTAACGTTCTTCTTTGCATAGTATTTTTCAGCAACAGATGCCACCTTATACGCCGTGCTGTCTTTGTGGTCTTCGATTACCTCAAATACGAATTTTTTACGCCGCACTTCATCCAGACCGATTGCGGCAAGTTTCTGATATGTTTTCACCTTTGCACTCCTTTAACCTAAATATGATATATATTCACTTTTAGGCTTCATAATGTTCATCGTGTTTACGAAATAACGAGTCATATCCATTGCGTGGTCGTTATCCTTAATCGGTCTATCTTCTCCGGTTTTCATATCCCACGAATAAAGCCCATATTCCTTGATTGTGTTTTTGCAACAATCGTTCACCTTAATTTTTCCCTGTTGTATTGCCGAAGCTGTTTTCTGTATGCCGGAAACAACATCGTTTTTCGCCGGTCTTACCTTGAACCGTTTCTTCTGCTTCACCAAAGCAATGAATGATGTTGCGGACGGGTCGATTATCAAGCAATCAATACGAAGCTCACCCGCCAACCGCTCCAAATCATCATAATAATCTTGGTCGGTTTTCTGTCTGCCCGTTTCTCTGCCCGAATGGTAGTATTCGTTCACTTGATACCATACGCCGTCACAATACCCGAACAGTCCCATTGCCGTTGGGTTCTGAATGCCGTAGTCCATTGATATGACATATCGGGTATACTTTCTTTCTTCGGTGGGAACGGTGCTGTCCTTGCCGAACATAGGATATATAAGCCCCTCTGCAAGCACCCAAAGCCCTTGAATAAACCTTTGAAAGAACACGCCCGCATATTGCCCACGGTATCTTTCTTTGATTTTTTCGGAGAGGGAAAGATTATCATCCATTGTGAAATGAAGATACAAAAGCCGTTTTATAACGTGCTTGTCAATCCATCCCACTTTGAACCAGTGTTGCGGGGAACCGGGGTTACAGTTAAACCAAAACTTTGACCCATCAACAGAGCAACGGGCGGTCGCTTGGTTTACAAACGATTCGGGCATCAGAGCAACTTCGTCAAAGAACGCCCCTGCTGCCGTGATACCTTGCACAAGGTCTTGGCTTGCTTCGTCTTTACCGCCGAATATGTAAAAGTAATTCTCAACGTTTCCACGGGTAACAACAACGAGGTTATCTGAACGTCTGTCAACGACAGCGTAGCCCCTTGCCTTCATCATCGTTTTCCAAAACCGGAGAACGTTTCTTCGGAACGAACCGACCGTCTTTCCTGCCATTATGAAGTTTTGCCCGTTAAAGCTGTTCATTGCCCATAGCCCGAAGGATAAAGACATTGACACCGTTTTACCGGAACGAATGGCACCGTCAGCAATAATGCCGTCATAGTCCTTTACCGGTGACGAATTGCACCACCAATTCAGAACCCGTCTTTGCTTACTGGAAAACGGTTTAAACTGGAATGTCGCCTTCATCGTTCCAATCCTCCTCCGCTGTTCCGTTCAATGCTTCAAGGAAACCATCGTCATTTTCTTCCGGCGTTCCTATGCCGTCCGTAATCTCGCACATATCTTTGTAGCTCTGAACAAGGCGGCGGAACTCCATTCCGTCCGTTTCCTCTAATTCTGCCCTTCGTTCTATCTCTTGCATAAACTTTAAACGCAGTCGGGAACGGATTGAAGCTATTTCCGCTTCTGCTTCGACTATTTTTTCAGCCGCTTTTCGTTGTGCTTCCGTAGCTATACTGTCGAGCTGTTCAGCTTTTGCACTTGCCCAGCCCTCTTTTCTTCCGTATTCCGAAAGCTGTCGAAAAGAAACACCGTATTTTTCGGCAAGCTGACGATAACTGCCACCGCCGTTTATGTAATCGTTTCGTATTGTCAGCCAGTTGACAGCCATCGCCACCACCTCTTTTCTTTATTAAGTCGGGCGGCAGATGCACTCACCATAGGCGATTTCCCACCGCCGCCGAGGAGATTAAAAGCTATTTGACGGTTTCCCACCTATGAAAAGTTACAAAGAAAATGGGAACCCGCTGATGTTCTGCATACCGCCCTCAAACATCAATAGAAAAAGCAACCTCTATACGTTGCTTTGCAATCTCAAAGTATTTTTCGTCCATCTCGATTCCGATAAACTTCCGCCCCGTATTCATAGCCGCAACACCTGTTGAACCACTGCCCATACAATTATCAAGCACGGTTTCGCCTTCGTTGGTGTATGTCTTTATCAAGTATTCCAAAAGGTCAACCGGCTTTTGTGTCGGGTGAAATCGTTCTTTGCTCCCGACATTCACGCCACTGAATTCCAAGATGTGCTTCGGATAACCCGTATAAGTTTGTACAGACGGGTTTTTCTTCTCTCGCAACACTTGACCGTTCTTTTGCGGTTTGTGGATTATAGGCGCATCCAGCCGCTTCAAGCCCTGTGGGTTGTATGTCGGCATCTTTCGATAAAACACGCAGACATCTTCAATGCACCGCATCGGCTGATACTTGCAGAAGATACCGCCTGTTACATTCGCTTTTTTCCAATACCAGCAGTATTTGAAGTTTTTCAGATTGCTATGAATTAGCTTTGTTGTAAACGGTTGTGCGGAAAACAAAACGATTGCGGCGTTTGTCTTTGCAATCCTGTTGTATTGTTCCCACAGCGCATCAAACGGAATGATTGTATCCCATTTGCAATCGGTGGTTCCATACGGCAAATCGCATAAAATCATATCCACGCTTCCGTCTGGTATCTCTTTCATCAATTCCAAACAATCGCCCTGCAATAGCTTGAATGGGCATATACATCATCCTTTGTACGAAAAAAGGCACAGCCCCGTTTGGCTATGCCTTTTAGATATTTTTCTATTGTGCATTATATATCGGCTTATACATTACATTCAATTACATCTGTCAAAGTTTTTTCGCCTTTTTTCTTAATTCGCCACACTTGAACCGTGCTGATACCCATTTCCTCGGCAATTTCCTCATAGGTCATTCCC